ACCGCCAGTCTGGCTTCCGGTAGTGTCAAAATAATCTGCGTTGGTTGTAAGCGTAACGCCAGACCCTGTAGTGGCCGAAGGATTAAGCGTTACATCGGCCGCATGGAAGTTTGAGTACGGCTGATAAATCTTGCTGCCGTCTGAGTTTGAGTCAAAGCTGTATGGCGTAATCTCAAACGATGTAAGCCCAGTTCTGACTAGCATCCTCGGCATGAACAGGGGATGGCATATGAACATGACATCGCCATACTGAGAATGAGTATACTCATGAATGTAGTCGTCATCGAATGGAAGGGCGTTAGTGTCCGTATCTTGGGTGATTGTTGCCGCAAGCGATATGCTGCTTGTGTCCAAATAAAAAACACGAACCTTCGCATGCTCAATTGAGACAATGTATCTTTCATCATCAGAGAAAATGAAATGAACAAGCTTGGACTGCATGGTCTTGCTTGTGTCTCTAGTGAGGCTGTAGTCGTATATGTTCTCAAGGCCCGGACGCCTGACAACGCCGCCCTCTGACCTGACAAGCATGTTCTGAACGGTCTGCGCAGAAGACGTGTATAAGCCAGAATCTGTTCTGGCTATCGCATAAGAGCTCACTTCCCCATACTGGAAATTTGTTATCGGAACTCTGATCTTCCGCATCAGGTATACCTTTGGGTAATAAACCTTGAGGTGTTTAGCTTTCTTGTCGTTTGCTGCTGGGAGTCGAGGCGTCGAGCCGAAGCCATATGGAAGTTGGCCTTCTGCTCAAACAAGCTGGAGAGTTGAACGTCTCGCGCAATGGAGGTCGCAAAAACAGCAGCCATTGCATACTCAACAGCAATGATGAAGTACGGAGGCCAGTCGATCTCAGAGGCGCGATAGGTGTAATCCGCTATCACGGTGTCTTTCGGGCCATGATTCGCATAAATCGTATCGCCATAAACGTCATAAACAATTGGATTGTCGCCAACCGTCACGGCGTGAAGCAAGAGGCAATCGCTTGGAATATTGTATTCGTATTCCCACCTGCCAAGCGGAGAAGCGCCAGAGGTAATTATCTGCTCCTGCTTTGTCGCGAATCTCCATCGCGTGTTGGTCAAGGCGGAACGAGCAACGTCCTCATAGATAGCATCTGCAAGATCGGATTCCGCAGTTCCATCTGAGAATGAAGTGATTGGATCGCCGCCAACAAGCAGAAACCCACGGGAGCAAATTTGAAGCGGCGTTGTTGCTGGCATGTTGTGTATGGGGGGCCGAAGCCCCCCATCCTTTCTTAGTCGCCGTCAGTGGCAGTAACCGCCACGCCGTCAACAACGTCAACGGTCGAGCCGTCGTTTGCGTTGACATAAGTGTGGGAAACTACCGGGGTTCCGCCAGTGCTGGATGCCACGATAATGACATCGTTTACCGCCAGCATCGCGGCAGCACTGTTGAAGTACCCTGCCGTGTTTACAGTGGCGATAGTGTCAGTCGTGGAGTAGAGCCAGAGAGACTGACCAGAGGCACCGCCAACGCGGATAAGAGCAGCCGAAGAGTAAGCCATATCACCTTTCCCCCTTAGTTGTTGTCGAGGACTTCGTAGACGCCGTTATCATTGATAACAACTGCGCCCATCGACATCATCGACGTGGTAAGGTGCGCCACTTTTTCAGCAACGTAGTTCACCTCGGTGCGAACATCTGCGTTGATACCAAGGCCAACAGCCGTGGTATGATACGCATAGTTCTTTCCACCAGCAACGGCAGACGTGGAGAAAATCTTGAAGCCCAAGAAGTCCTTCATTGTCATGCCGCCAGCAAACGGAAGGTTCTGCGGACCAACATAATCCGAGCTGGCAAACTCGGTGATGTTGAACAGGTCAGCAAAGCCAGCCGGGGCCATTGCAAGATAACGCTGCCCGTCTTCCGGAATATCTGCCGCACCCATTGTTTCAAACAGGACAAGCAAATCTGCCAGAACCAGAGCGCCGCCGGTATCTGCAATCTGGGTAGAGTTTGCGCCAGCGTCGAGAGCCGTCGTGATGAGTTCATCAGTCTTGCGCCCGAGAGCAGCGGCCGCCGAAGTGGCCACAGCTTGGCGCTCGTTGATGTTGGTCTTCAATTCATCCAACGAGTCAATGTACTCCGGCGCGTAGTAGTCGGCCATCGTGACGGTGACGTTTGTGTGCGCAAGGTCCATCGGAGTGATGTTACCGTTGCGGGCTTTGGTAGTGGCTGAACCAGTACCGATCTTCTGGAATTTGGCAGTCGATCCGCTGACGTTGTTCGTGCGGACAGTGTTCCGCATCTTCGAACCCATTCGCTGGTAGGCCAGCTGAACGTCAGCTTCAAACTGCGCGACGAAGGCTTGGTCGATTGTATTCGCCATATCTCGTAGTCCTTAGTTGAGTTTCGGATTCAACGGGTGTCCGAGTCTCACGTCTACGAGGGTATCCTTGCGGGCCTCTCAGTGCATAGCGGGCCGTGGTGTCCCATAAATAGAACCATCTTGACCGTAATTGCAATGAACAAATTCTATTACGTCATGCCCAAACTCTGTTTTCCCAGTATCAGTAGCCGTAAAGCCAAGCCATCCAAGCCATTGGCATATCATTGCGTTCTCTGCCCAGACGACACAATGAAGGCAGTCGTGGTAAGTATGGTAAAACGACATGAGCCTTGAAGAAGCCCGCGCAAATTTTGCAAAATTCCTTGACAGGTCTTTCGAGAAGAGGGCCCACATAAGCCCATGGCAATCAATGCCGGTAAGTGCGACTGGAGAACCGTGAAGGAGAACGGCAAATGCCGCATGGCTTGAAGATTCAAGGAGTCTCGGTATCTCGGTTTCGGGGTCCATCTTGTAGAAAATCTCGAACTCTCGCAAATTCTCGTCGCTCATATTGTCTATGAACGGACGGATATGCTCCGGCTTGAGAGCTACAAGATGGAGGCCCCTACTCTCTGCAATGGCCTTAGCCATAAAGCTTTTTGAATCCCTCGTTTACTTTCCTGATGTACGCCGGATCGTGCTTTGTCCTGTCGGAATATCTCGGGTCGTCCATCATGGAGCGCAGCGACTCAAGTGTAAGGGTGGCAGGAGCATCAGAATCACCGCTGAATGATTTTGATTTCTGACTCTCCATGATTGCCTCAAGCGCGATGATGCCTTCATGCGTTTCGCACATGCGCTCTATGGCTGGCATTGCATCTGCCGGAAAGAACTTGTTTGCAAAAAGACTTGCCGCATTGATTCGGTCTTCAGCATTCTCTCCAAGCTTATCGTATTCCGCCTTCAGGTTTGGGCTCGACATCGAGTCCATATAGACCTGAATTCCTTTCTCGAACTGGTCCTGACTGAACCCATTTTCAAATGAATGCTCAGACCACCACTTGAGAAGATCGCTATCAACGGTAGACTTCTCGTCCACAAAGTCAGGCACCTTATAGTCGCCAGCTTTTTCCGGGCGGTTGCTGTACCTTTCTGCCGTGATTTCATCCATCAGCTTTTTCTTGATGTCCGCATCGCGGGCTCCAAGCTTTGACTCAAGCTGCTTGTACGCCTTTGCCAAATCTTCTGGGGTTGAATACTTTTCAGGCAGCCACTCGGGCCGCTCCTGAATTTCCTCAACAACCTCTTCTTCTTTTTCCTCGACGGCCTCACTCATTCACTTTCCTCCTGTGAGCATTTGCCACTCTGCGCTCAATAAGCCCAACGATGTACCGCTGTCCCTCGCTGTGAAGCAACTCATTGTGCGCTACATTCGGACCATGCACCATCTCAATGGTAATGGACCGAAGGTATCGAAGAACCTCTTTGCCTGTCTGTGTCGAGAAAACAGACGCAAGGTTCTTGTCGATAATTTCTTCTTCTTCCGCGCTTCGCTTGAATCCATCAAGCCCAATGTTAATCTTCAATGTGCTACTGCCCCACATTCATTCCTTGCTGCTGCGCCTGCATCGCCAACTGCTGCGCCATTTGAGCGATTTGCTTGCGTTGCTCTTCATCTCTGATAAGGAATTCCGGAACGCCAAACTTTTTCGCTAAGTAAATGGATACCTCTTCAGAATTCACCAATAGCTGAAGAGTTTGCGGTCCAAAGAATTTACTGACAAGCTCAAGGAAACGGGCCGTCGAGCCAATGTCTTGATTGGCTTGAGCTTGAGCAAGCGGAGAAGTTGATCGAATCTTTAC